TATACCGGGCACGAGCCATGGCCTGATCCACCAGGCTAGGCGGTATAAATTGGTCGTCACCTTCTGACGGAAACTCTCCATAGACTTCCACCTTGGCTTGCGGTGAGTCGATGCCGTATTCGTCGATGATCTGTTGATACACCGACTTATCGGTTTCTTCAACGGTGCGAGCGTCAATGTTGCGGGTGTTCCAGAACGCACGCTTAGAGTGGAACGCCTCGAAGAAGTAGCCCTCGTTACGACGGGGGTTGCTAAAGGCCATCCAAAAACGGTTTGGAGTGTTCTCCGTAAAGAAGCCTGCCGTCACCGACCAGATGGGGTCAGGGATACCGCTGGCTTCGTCAAAGATGACCATAACGCCGTCGAAGTTGTGGACACCGGCATACGAGTCGGGGTTCTCTTCTGACCACAAGCGACCTTCGACGGACCAGTAACGAGTACCTTTTTTAAGGTCACGTTCAACAAGTTCGGCGAGCCACTTAGCGGGCATCACGCGGGTGGCGCTAATCTCAAACCAATGCGAGTTGATCAGGAGCGCTGCCCATTTAGTAATTTCTGCCCATGTGATCGAGCGTAACTGCGCTTCCGAGTTAGCCGACACAATGGTCGTCGAACCAATCCTCGTACTAAGCATCCAGAGGATAAGCCACGACACCAGCGCAGACTTACCGATACCGCGACCGGAAGCCGTAGCCATACGCAGGACTTCGTAGGAGGCTTCGTAAGAGGTAGGGGTTTTATTCTTTGCAACATGTTCGGCGATGTCGCGCAAGATAGCCCGCTGCCACTTACGCGGACCCTTGAAGTGTTCTAAAGGCGTGCCTTTCTGGCCCCAAGGGAAAGCGAGCAGCACAAAAGCCTCTGGGTCGTCCTTAATGACGGGCGACCAGAGTTTGCTCATCAGCAACTCTTCTTCTTCGGGGCTATAGATCGGCTGTTGCATTATTTAGAGCCGGGTTCCGGCATCATCGAGCCGCGAATAAAGTTCAGCAACGACTGGTTCTTTTTGTCGGTGGCTATTTTCTTAAAGTTTTCAGTGTCGGAAGCATATTCGCCGCTCGTTTCCCAACGAGTTCGGCCAGTACCAATCCAAGCCCTAGAAAATGGAATACCTAACCGTTTAGACACCTTGGCCTTGTCGTGTATAGCGGCAATCACAGAAGCGGCTGACGGGCCATAATCTCTGGCGTATTGGTTGTAGATCGCCATCGACTCAGGGTCATTGACGTTAAATTCATTAGTTCCCAAGTTCTCTCTGCCCTCTTTAAGAAGCATGGCAGTGACAATTTCAGGGGTTATGTTTTCTGCAACGCCGGGAACTTTGTTGCGAATGGCATCGCCGATAGCCGTCGAGTAAAGGCGGACCTCTTCCATATTGAACTTTTTAGGAAGCGTCTCTAGTTTTCCGCGACGACGGTCGTACCGATAACCCTCAACTTCTAATGGGGTGTTGTGGCGAAGCAACGAGTCGGCGAAAGTAAACCTCTGTCCACCAAGCCCGTAATCACGTTTAGCGGTTTGTTCGGGCCAGTTAATGTACGGCGATTTCGCCAGAGCGTTAACGTCTTCTTTAGGCTCGGAACCGAAGAACGCCGCCAATCTATTCAGCACTGACATGTTGTTTGCCCTCCGGTGCGTACTTTATCGCAGCGGGTTGCTCGTGCGCTAATTGATCCGGTGTAGCGTCATATACGCGGCCCGCCAAGACGCGAGATTCTGCCTCTTGCAGCGCGGCGACAATACTAATCTGGGATTTGATGTCCACTTGGACTTGCTGCTTGGCAACCCATCCGTGAAGGTGGGTAAGCAGGGCGAGGGCTGCCTTGCTATCTCCCTCAAGCGCGGCAGAGCGCAGTTGTGCCGCCGCCTCAACTTCAGAGTCCGCACGACCTTTCCCCTCGGCGACCGCAGCCGCGTTATCTAACTGGCAGAGTCTACGGTACTCGACGGGCAGCAACCCAGCCGCAAAGGCCAAGGCATCACCCTTTAGCCCGAGTTTAGCGGCGTTGTAAATCTTCTCCAGAACCTCAGGCGATGCCTTCAGTTCCCGAGGCTTAAAAGGAATGGACTTAAAGGATTCTGTTACGAGGTTCATACCGGAACTCTTTGCCAGAACAGGCGGGAACGTCAGACATCCATCCGTGGTGGACAACGTGGGCACACCAGACCTTTTCAGCAACCTTAGTCACCTCAGCAGCCCAGAAGCAAGATCGGCACACCAAAGCCTTGGCAGCAAACTCTAACCACTCTGCCTCAGACATCTGTATCGGCATACCGAGACTGTAACAGAAGGTTTGGCAGGGAAGGAAGAGGGCAACGTGCAGGGTGATCCTGCCGGGAGGCCGCGATCTACCACTACCGGGTAGCCTGTGTGCCGAGGCGGAAGCGTCTAGGGAGAAAGACGTTTAGTGCCTTAGATGGAGCGTCCGTGCTTCAGTTACCTCTCGGTCGCTACCAGCGCATCTGGTCAGACGTTGCAACAAGAATGTTAGCAGGGAGGGGGATGGATGTAAAAAAAATAAAAAGTTTTTGTGACACCTTCGTAATCGTGACCGGTCAACGCCAGGCCCTACCCCCCCCTGTTGTTTTGCCACAACACCCTGTTGTGCGTGTACCACAAGCCTGGATGCGAACGGTTAGCGTTACGCATAAGAGAATCATTTACATTCACTCGATGTTGCGTAGACGCAACGTTGCGTAAATGCAACATGGTCATGACCTGTTGCGTTTGTGCAACACCTGGACGTTTGTGGTGGGATCGCAACAAGTTGTGAGGGTGCAACACGGTGGGTGTGCTACTGCACTACATCACCCGGTAGGTCAAATAGGCAAGTGTCTTTCAAGTCATTATTTATATCCATCATCAAATTGAGTAAGAGACAAATGACCTATTTTGTCCTAACTGTCATTTTCCCTAGCGTTATCAGCAATTTAGCCGATCTTAAAAAACTGTCCTTTTGGGTGTCCACTCGATACCTATAAACCACTTGTTTACGTCTCCGTTTTAGGTTGATTGGTCATTTTTTAACCAAAATCGTCATTTTTGGGCTGTCCGTGACTGTCCGTGATGACCTACACAACTAGCACAAATTGCATAGCATCTGAGCATCTATCTATCTGTAAATAAATCGTTGACAGCATATGAGCATAGGTATATAAAGGAATCGTTGACAGATAACTACCAGGTAACAGCAATGCAAAAGCCTACCGCTAACGAATTGTTGACAGCCATCAAGTCTGGAAAGACGTTATACATCCAGACAGCAACGCATATCACACCGATTACGTTAAAGACTGTCACAGCGTTTGAGCGTGTAGGTATGCCAATCCTCAAGGATGGCAAAGATGGTCATTTATATATGGCACAAGGTCGTCGATACGTTGACTGCCACTATGCCACGTTAATCGTTCGCTAACTAACACGGAGCAACTAGCAATGATCACAGAAGCAAACAAAGCAATCATCCTTGCCCGTAAACATATCGGCAACGGAGCATTGATGGATTCATCCGCCCGAGTCTGTCTCAACGATGCGTTACGCGCCGTTGAGCGTGAGGACTACCGAGCCGCCAAAATGTGGGCAGTTAAGTCACTAGGCTATTCGGTCGGCATCTTTCACGCTGACTACCAGAAGGTGCAGTCATGAGTCGCTACGCTATAGACCGCGACTACAGCATCCGCGCTGAGTTGCCAGAGTTTGACGCTTACGACGATGGACGCTTTCAAGCGTTAACGCTCACCCTTGACGATGGACGCTTCATCGTCATCACCGACACCGACGGCATGGATTATCCGACGTTGGATAACTTCAACGTCTGCGTGTACGCATCTGAGGACGCTTTCGGCGAGTGTCCGATCGCTTCCGCGACTTCCGACAACTTCAACAACATTGAGGCGGCTATTGCTGCCGTGGAGTGTGCAAAGTGACTCGTTTTCTTAACTCTCTGGTGTTCACGGGCTTCAGCGTTGCTCTAGCCTCTATCGTTCTGGACGACTTTCGGCTCGGTGCCTTTAGCATCTGCGTCGCCGGTCTCGCTGCTCTCGTTGACTATTGCCGCAACTAACTCTAGGAGATAAAGCAATGTCTTACGCATCCTCGAAAGTCAAGATTTTCAAAAACGATTGGTCTACGCATTTCTCGCGCTCTGGCTCGTGGTGGTGTGTCGTCGTCCGCAACGCTCGTGGCGACGTACACGACAAGATACGGTGTGACGACTACCGCTCCGCTTTGACTTATTGGAAAGCCTTTAACGCTATCGCCAAAGCCGCCTAACCAACAACTAAACACGGAGAAAATCATGGGTTACACGATCAACGACACCGACAGCCGCTACAACGGTTGGACTAACTACGCCACTTGGCGCGTCAATCTGGAAATATTCGACGGGTTCGACTACCGCGAACACTTTACCGCGCCTGACGAGGGGTTAGACGTATCAGAGTTAGTTCATTATCTAAAGGACTACGCCGACTCCATCATTACGATGGACAACGTGGAGGGGCTTGCAGTGGATTACGCCCGAGCCTTCCTATCTGAAGTTAACTGGTATGAGATTGCCGAGCATCTGTTAGACGCTATCAAGTCGGAGGCCGCATGAACCAGAAACAAGAGCAAGCGTTAGACGCTATCCGAAACTTCATCCTTTGGTATTCAAGCAACGAAACGGAGCGCGACCGACTTTATGAGGCCGCTTTGGATTATGTCGAACAAGATCACACCTTAACGGAGGAAAACGCATGAGCCGCTTTACTGTCACGCTCTGCCGTGTAGAGCATCACGCTTACCAATTAGAAGTCGAAGCCGCTACACCCGAGGAAGCCCACGAAATAGCCGTGGAGACATGGGACGACGACGACGAAGCGTTCGACCATCTCGGGGTAGTACACGCTGAAGACTTTATCGAAGACGTTAAAAAGAAAACGGAGGCCGCATGAAAATCGAAGTGATTGGAGCGCGTGGAAAGTATACGGGCGACCTACTCTCTGCCGCGCCTGACCTTTTAGAAGCCCTCTTTCTTGCCCTGCCTTACGTTGAGAGCGTATTGGACGATCCTGAGCAACTGGCTTGCTTTAAAGCCGGAGTTGTCCAACGTGACGTTAAGGCCATCCGTTCTGCAATCTCAAAGGCTACCGGGGAGGCGTTATGACGCGAGAGCAAATGATAGAAGCCTTAACGCTCGAAGCCGTCCAGTACATCTACGAAGCCGCTTTGCGAGGCGATACGGGCTTGCTCGGCGACTACTTGCAGTTTGGCTTTGTCGGTTTCGAGAACATGAGCGAGTCGGACTTGCTACTGGAGTACGAGACCACTATCGGCGAAGCGCAGGAGGCTGCATGAAAGCCTACAACGTGACGATCCGAGCGACCGTAGTTAAAACCTTGCGCGTGGAGGCAGAGGACGAAGACGCTGCCTATGTGTTAGCGCATGAAGACTTTACGGTCGATTTAACGGACGACCTAGAAGACTACGAAGAAGAAACCCTGCGCGTTGAGGAGGCCGCATGAAAAAGTACGCCATAGTGGTTCATCTTGAAATTGACGAAGACGAAGACGCATACCATCCCGCCACTTGGCAGTTTGACGAACTAATCGGAGGCGAGGTGACAGGATGGGAAGTGTTCGACGTTACCGACGAACCCGTCGAGCGCGTCCGTATTGACGCAGAGGGTGCGGAGGTCATCGCATGAGAACGTATGACGTAGTGCTATTTGCATCCATTCAAGAAATTGTGACCGTTGAGGCACGAGACGAAGACGACGCCGCCGAGATTGCGCTGCAAATCGTGAAGGCGGGTTATACGCCTCACGGCCAACTGGATTGGGATGTTGAGGAAGTCAACATAGGAGACCCGCTAGATGTCGCAGAATGACCAGATACGCGCCGCCCTGATTCTAGGGCGGTCGCTTACCCCGTTGGACGCGCTCCAGGATTACGGTTGCTTTCGCCTTGCCGCTCGGATCGCCGAGTTGAGGCGCGAGGGGCTAGACATTGAGTGCAAGACCGAAACGAAGAACGGCAAGCGTTATGCACGTTACCAACTGCGGAGGCCATATGCCTCGGTTTAAACTCTGGCGCAAACTGTCCCGATGGTTCTGCCGTGGCTTGATCGACTGGCGGGAAGTGCCGCCGCCAAACGTCCGCTCTAGCCGCGCACAGCACCCGCTCTCTAACTACTGGTGACACCATGGAAAAGCCACACCGACCAACCATTGCAGAACTAGAGGCCTTGTTTGCCGAGGAAGAGATAGCCCGACCTTATCGTTACCCGCCTAACCCTCTGCGGCTCCAATCGGCTGTACGGGCGTTTATGAGCGCGTGGGACGACGACTTGACGGTTAGGGAACTCGCACCCTTTGTCGAGGAGGTACGCCGAGCGTTGGAGGGTAGGCCGTGACCGAGTTTCACGAGCGTTGGGGCTTGCGCCCAACCTATCCACGGCTGACCCGTTGCACCCGCCGCTACTGGATAACGTATCTGTCGCGGTGCGTGGATACTGCGAGGGCTACGCTATGGCGGGATTCCTGATAGCCGTAGCCCTGACCGTTCTAGCCTCTATCCTATTTGACGACTGACAACACGGGTTGTGGCGGATTCTCAACCATCCGCCGCAACTCGGTATTTGACAGGTGCGAGAATTCAGGCGACACATAAACGTGTTTCTTGGTTGGGTACTCTTTCGAGTAGATGCGCCCCCTATCCTCCCATTTGCAGTCCTTCAAGGCGATCTGAAGCACGTTCTGATTGACTCGGAACCTCTCGCCTAACTGGTTGGCGAGTTCTTGCACGATTCGATGGAACGGGGCAGCAATCACACCGGGCTTGAATACGCTCTGACGGCTTGCAATAAGTTCGGCAACTGCCGCCTCGGTGGGATTCATGCCCTGCTGCAATAGGATGGCCTTAGCGTCGGTCATCATCGGAGCCGCGCCCGGATTAAACTGGCTCACATCCCGAGCGTCGAGCAGCCCTGCGACCACCTCTAACCCGCCCTCGGCGTACCATTGCCAGAGCGCGGCTGCGTCCCTGTCCTCCATCCTCGGGGCGTGTGACCACAGCACAAACCATCGCCGGTCATCGGCTGGCAAGGCTATAGCGTTGCGGTCATTGCTGAACGCCAAAACGAATAGGCGATTGAGGGCATAGTAGGGGTGCAGCCCCTTCCGATTAACCTGCAATAACTCTGGGGGCGCGGCAATAAGGGGCTTCAACGTGTTCTCCATCGCTCGCTGATCGCCCTTGTACGACTGCCGCAGTTCGTTAATAACCACGACCTCGGACTCCAAGACGTAGCCCCATTGGCTTGCAAGTTCCTCGTTT